CTGAATAATATCCACATCCATCGTCCACCGGCGGTAGGAGTCAGACTCGTCGTTCCCTGCCGATGTCTTGTTGAGTTTCTTCTTATACGTGATCTCCATGTCGTAGCCCTTGGGCGTTGAGGTGGTTGTGCCAGACCGGGCATAGTTCTCCCTGATCTGAATCTCCCTGCCCTCGACCCCAGCACCAGAGGCGATCTGAAGCCGTCGAGTGCCACTCAGGACGTTGCCGATGTCCGTAGACGGGGCAGCAGCATTCACCCCGTAGTCGAGGTTGATGTACTCCCCACTGGTATCCGCGCCAAGGTCGTCAGCTTCAAGGCCAACCTGAAAGAACGCTGCGTTGTCGAATGGGAACCCCATGTCGAGCCGTGGCCTGTCCTGTACACCGCTGGCAGCATAGTTAATGGTTGCCCCGCTGTCAGGATGCGCTGTCGGGTTCAGGATAAACTCGGTCGAATGCGTGGTTGTTCCGGTGCGCTCCTGAAAGTGGAGGCGCATATTCCCATCGTCTGCCGGGCTGAGAGCCATCCAGTCGATCTTTCTGTTTGCCGTATCGTTCTGGAAGATGAAGTGGAACCCTGCGCTGCGATCATCACCCACGCTTCCTTGTCCACTGTACGCCCCGATCCATGCCTTCTTCCCTGCTGCATGACCACCATAGGCGAAGAAGAGCCAGTCGTTGCTGCTTACAGCGTAAGTTCCATAGCCAGACATATCCGCATCTAATGCACCAAAGAGATTAAAGTTCAGGATTTTCACGGTACTCCCACTGCTGGAGTAGGTGTACTCAATGAACTCCCCCGTCCCAAGGGAGATATAGAGCGACTCCCGGCCATTGTTGTAGGGGTTCGACCAGACCTGACAGACCTTCCCATTGTTGGCGTTAGTAGGAAGGCTTACCAGCTTGTGTACAGTGTCGCTTGTTGAGGTATCAAAGGCATATACCCCGTCATCTGTTGTGAATACCGGGGCAACATCACCGTTCAAGTCGTAGTACACCGCAGAGCCATGAACGCCATTCGGACATGAAGCAAGATCAGTTCCAGCACCAGACCATGCAACCCCAAGGTTGGTGGACTTAAATCCCTGCACCTTGAGGTTGTCTTCGTCCCATGCGAAAAGATAGACTCCGACGCCATCGACGGCTTCCACTCTCCCGTAATCAATGTTCTCTCCAAAGGTCACGTGATTGACTAACATGTTGGTTGTCGGCGGGGTTGATGCAATGGTAAGGCCCTCCATGTCGACGTCGTGGTAGATCAAATGCGATGTTGAAGTCGCAGAGGTTGAGCCTGATAGCCCACCGTTTGTGAGAAAGATTGCGGTATTCCCGATAACCGTCGTATCAACAAATTGAAACGAATGTCCGATGGGGGCATAGGCCGAATTATCGGCAACCAGCCCCATACTAACGGCGCCGAGGCCACTGGTAGTCCATGTTGTACTGGAGCCAGTGTATTTTGAAACGTATGCAATAGATGAATCGAAGGATGCTCCACCATCGATAAATGCTTCCCACATTGCGTAGAGGTTTCCCCCATGCTCGAAACTTGAAGTAATCCGGGCGAAGGTATAATCGGCTATGCTCGGAGAAGTACTCGCTGCGTTGAGACGACCAAGCGTCGTCGGCACAAACCGTGTATCAAGCCTGCTCACCTTGGAGCGCTTCAGTTTCTCCGGATTATCAATGTCTCTCGCAAGAACCTTGTTCAATCCAAACCCACTGGTTGCAGCAGGGAGGTTGAACTGGTTCCACGGGATGATGTTCCCTACACGCTGGACACCCTCTCTCGGCACGACTGTGCCGAAGGGGTCGATGCGTTCCTCGCGAATATGATTTCCCTGCCCGTCAGGAACAAGGACATAGTTGAGGCTATTCAGGGTCATATGGTGCGCCATGCTACGTCTTCTCCACCGGGATTGACCCAGCCTTTGGCTTCGCACGAATCAGACGGTCTATGGATTCCCACTCGTTGCGGAGTTCAGCCATCATATCCCGCTGCGATGCCGTCTTTTCTGGAAGACTGCGGAGCGCATACCACGCTGCGTAGCTAGAGAGGTATTCCGAGTCTACCGAGGTTGTCCCGCTGTTAGATGTGAGGAGTGCCGGCCCTTCCTGCCCCATGATGAGCAGACGGTGGTTCGATAGTTTGAGCATATCGCTTCGCAGGATATAGAGGAACCGCGTTCCTTCCTCATCCTCGATACGGATATGTCTGGGATTGATCTCGTTCCTTCTCGGGAAGACCCAGCTCCCTGGTGTCTCTTCATAAATGATGGAATTAATCCACTGGAACGACGTGAGTTCAGAGCCGTACCCATTCGTCGCAGGAAGCTCGTATCGCTGGAAGTCTTTCCCCTGAAGGATGAGCCGAAGGTCTGATGCTATGGCGACTACGGCACCACCAGAGGAGATGTTCACACTCGCAGTAAGCTCCGTTGGGTTCTCCCCAATCGTCAGGGCATCCAGGTTCAGATCCATTCCCGGTCCTACTGAGTACCACGTGTTGGTTACAGTCAGTGCATCCGAGGTCTTGGTTGTCGTCCCATCGGTGATCTGTAGCGTTGCACGACTTGCCGTGTTTGCCCTCAACCACCCATGCAGGGATACCGTCATGCCGTGGTACTGGGCGTACTGGGTAATGCTGCGGCTGAGTGAACAGGCAGCAGACCCACCGCTGGTCATCTGTGCAGCGTAGGCCATCTGGTTCGGTACGGTCGTAGACCGTGCCATTGCTGCTCCAGACCCTGCCAAGGTCATTCCATCTGGCGCTGCTGACGTACCGGACGTCCACCGCTGCATGGAGCCATAGCCCCACAAGAGGTCTTGCACCACGTATTCCATGTTGGTCTTGCTCAACAGGAATCGCTTGCGGATACGGCGCATCGCTGCGTCGATCCCGTCCTTAATGAGGCGGGAGACAAATACCGGACTCGGGACAAACACCAGATACTGCGAGGTGTTGTCCGGGGTAGTACCAAAGTTTGGCGTTACGGTCATCAGACTGGAACTTGATGTGCTTGCTGATGCCCGTCTGGGGTCTTGGTCTATCCCCGTTCCTGTGTGGATATACACCTCGTACCCCTTCAGGTCATTGTTCGTTGCGTGGACGAGGTATTCTGTATCGGCAATCGTGCCAGAAGCACCGGCAGTAGCTGTGCCTTCACGGGCGAGCAAACCGCTCTTTCTGGCAGCGTCAACAATAATGCTTGCTCTGGTTGCTAGTTCTGGCACAACTTACTCCTTCAGGTTATTCGCCTTCTTCTTCAGCGCTTTCTTCTTCAACGGCGACTTCTGCTTCTTCGACTACTACTTCCTCAACGGCCTCTTCTTCGACGTCCTCTGTGGGTTCTTGCCCGTTGACTCGCTCTTCTACCATAAGTTGTCTCTCCTGTAGTGTATTTAGTGCTGCCATTTGTTGTACTGCAAACATCGGTGGATTCGCCGTTAATATCGGTAATGCTTCCATCGGGAGCATCCCAGACTGGACCGCTGCATGCAAGGTGTGTGGATTATTCATTGCATGTAACACCGTTCCCGGTGTTGGCCTGCCTAATGCGATCATCTCTGACTGCATCTCCCTGAGTGTCTGAACAGTAAACTCATTCGCTTCATTTGCCTCAAACATGTCCTCATCGCTATACCCGGGGATTCGCGTTGGCTCTGCTATCTCGTAGCACTCTGCTAACAGCTTGTTGAGAATTTCAATTTCCTTACAATTCAGCTCATAGGCTTCCTCGACTATAACCATCGCCGCCTTTGACTCTAGTAAGTTTGCTTCCAGTTGCATCTGTTCATGCTTCGGTATATTTTGTTTCTTGAGGTACGCAAGCTCTTCTCTTTGTGCATTGTGACGAAGGTAGCTTACTTCTTCTCCAGCAGCGGCTCGGACTCGTCCCTCAAGGAACCCTTTGAGTATTTTAATTTTCGCCCAGGGGGTGTTCCCCATTACCTGATACCGATAGTTAAACTCTGAATTGAACTTACTCGGCATACAGCTCCTTACTTACCCTGAATACGCCGCCCATGCTCTGTTCTCTTCATCCCATAGATAGGGTCGCCCATCATCAGGATACGCAATCGGCGGGATGTATTTCACCTGACCCTCGTTCCAGACCCATGAGGCAGGATGCGCTGCATTGACTGCATTTGTCCGAATTTGTGCAAGCTCCTCTGTGGTTGGATCAGGTATTTCTTGCCCGCGGGGATAGCTCATTGGTTCCTCCTTTTACGTCCCGTAACTCGCTGCCATAGGTGTGTTTCTTGCTGTTCCTACACCAGTGGTATCTGTAGCCACTACTCCTGCATTACTTACCAGGTTTGTTGTAGCGACCCGACTACCGTTACGACCCCATCCCAATATGCCTTTATCTGACCCGTATTGGCACCCAACAACACCATTACGAGCGGTTCCTACTCCAGTGACGTCGCTCGATATTACCCCTGATGTGTTGATAAGATTACTGGTAGACATATTCCCACTGGAGCCAGATCCAAACGCGATGATCGCAGTGCCGGTGCCGTAGCCTGCCGTACCACCCCACCGTCTTGAGGATCCTGTTGCGCTTGCATCAGATGCTACGACCCCAGAGTTATTGACTAAGTTTTTCGTGGACAAAAAGGTAGGGAATTCGGCCCACCCATACATGAAAATAGCCTTATCATCATCATAGGTTTCGGCCTGTAATTGCCGCCTCGCCGTTCCTACAGCAGATGTATCTGACGCAACGACACCAGAACTATTTACCAGATTGGTTACACCAGTAGCTTCTTCATTCGGCCAATCATCAACACCTCCGAAACCAAAAATGGCTTTATCGCTACCATATCCTGCTGCGGCAAGGAAGACCCTTGCAGTCCCAACCGCAGACACATCAGAAGCCACAACACCTGACGTATTCACCAGATTGGTTAAGCCAACCTTGTTTGAACCATTAGCTGTAGCCCCGAAACCGAAGATGCAAGTGCCAGTGCCGTATTCAGCACCGCCTCCACCAAATCTTGCAGTACCTACACCAGAGGTGTCTGTAGCTACAACCCCAGCATTCGATATAAGGTTTGAGATATTCGTGTACGTGTCATCACCTGATTCCCCAAATGCACAAATACCCTTGAACAGCGTCACGCCAGTGAACTCAAGACCGTTTATCTTCTCGATGGCACTATCGGCAAAGGTATTAAACTTTGCGATGTTGGCAAGGGTAATAGCATTTAACTTTTCAATCTCATTCGCCATTAGTTACCCCTATGCGTGTTCAATGACATCGCCGCTTGGATTGAAGTACACGAGATTGGCAGTAACAGCAAACCCAATGTCCTGAACAAAGTCGCCATCCGAGTCGGGAGCTGTTTGCTCAGGAACATTCTGTGAGCTTGTCTCTGCTTCTGGTGCATAGAGCCGCCCAGCAACAGTGTATGCCGGGAACGATCCGTTGTCCTGTAAGAACCCCTGGAGAAGGAATAGACCGGCAGCATCTGCGCTTACATCAGCAGCAGCCATCGCGACAACCGGCATTGTTCCAGAAGCGGTTGCGACAGCTTTCCACATCTTGCTGTCAGAAGCCTTGAAGTACACAACCTCACCACGCACTAAGTCTTCGCCGGCAGTAAAGGAAGCAACAATACCAGATGCTGTTTCATCAGACGTGCCTGAGTTTATCGTAATGTTCCCACTGGTCATAACGAGGCCAGTGGAATCAATCTTTACTCGTTCGGCATTTGCCGCATCAAAGTGAATTTCGTCAGCAGTTTCAAAGTCGATCTTTGTCTGGGCATCTTCCCCAATGACATAATCGGCAGCTAATAACGAGTTCGTGTATGCCAGGTCTGTTGCGTCCGTTGCAAGAACATACCCTGCCGTCCCTACGGCTAAGGCTGCTGGATCACCGCTGGAATCCCCATAGATGATCTTGCCTCGTGCAAGCCCAGCCATTTTGGCGAGCGTAACTTGGTCGTCAGCAATGTGCGCTGTATCAATAGAACCATCGACATACGCATCCGAGTCTACTGACTCATCTGATACCCCTGCTGGTGCGTTAATTCTTCCACCTAATGGCATAACTCACACTCCTCTTTAACTACTCACGTCGGTAAAGTATTCAACATCCATAGTGGCATCGCCTGAAACTCGAATGAATCGGGCCTTGAGGATTTCATCGCGGGAGTTTAGTGAAATCTCTGCATTAGCACCAGCGGTGAAGCCCTTTGTCGCTGTTGGATCTGTTTCTCCGTCAGTGGTAAACGTGACCCCTGAACTTCCACGCACGAAGATACTGGCGCAGTAAGCACCACCTGGGACGGTGAGGGTAACTACTGAGGAGGATACGGCGAGGCCATATTGTGCCCCACCTGCGGTAGCTCGTGAACGTACACCCATAACTCCATCCTTCCACACTCACTTACAATGGAGTGTATTCAGTTATATATAATGATTCCGTTTTTTCGGTGGCTTAATCCCGCCGTTCTTTAATCTTGGATATCGCAGCCGTTCAGCAAGATGCCTCCGCAACTCGATAGAGGCTTCCTTGGTTTTCATCTTAAACTCGAACTGCTTCTCAGTTTCTTCTGCGAGCTGCTCGGTTTCTTTGTCGTTTAGACCGAGCTTTTGGGCGGCTGCTCTTACGAGATAATCTTTTTCCGACCGATCCATCCTCGTCGAGCCGGCTTGGGTCAGGATTATCTTGTTCGGCCTCGCCCTCGTCCCGTCCGATGGGAGATAAATCCCCACTCGGTTCGGACTGTCGTCGAACTTCAAGGTTCCCACGGCGTTCCTCCGCAAATGATGGTCCGAGAATTACCCGCTTAAATGGAAAGTTTGTGTGCTTCAGCTTGTCATTAAACAACTTACCCATTTTTGTCTCCTAACGCCTGCTGAAGAAGTGTCTTGATATCACTCAATCCTTCTTCAAGCTTCCCAAGGCGGTCCTCAATATCTGCGTCCTGGGCCTGTGGTTGCAGTTCAAGGGCTTTGCGTTCCCACTGCGCTGCGATCACGGCCTTCTTTTCTACACAGGCACCCACCTCTTCCTCGGTGTCATGCCATTTTGTGCAACCCGGGCACGCTACCTTGAGTTCGGTCGGCCTTGAAAGCGACCACCCCTTATCAAGGTTAGCGTCCCGAGTCCCTTGTTCCAGTATCCTTCCGTCCGGACCTTTGCGGGTAAACTCACGCCACGACGGGATCGAATACACTTCTTCCCCTGTCGGGGTGTAGTAGCGCTGCTTCTGGGGGCCACCCCAGAGTCCGCTGACCGCAGCCCCCGTTCTTGCAGCTTCCCGCTTAGTGCTGTTGATCGCCATAAACCACCTTAGAAGCGGATTTTGAGGTCCACAATCTGGTAGTCCGTATCAACGGACGGGATGTTCATTGCCACACCAATGGGGAAGGTGTCCTCGTTTGTGGACACGTCCCAAAGGTCGAAGGCTCCTGACTCACCAGACGCCTGGCTGACACCAACAGCGTCACCAACAACAGCAACCGCTGCGCCAGACAGAACAGAGGCAATCCCTGCTGTCTGAATCCAGCAATAGTAGCTGGCAGTGACTGGTATGGTGGTAACACCAAGTGCGCCTGTCGTCATAGTGCCGTCACCGTCGATAATCTTTACATCCGTATACGGATTGTAGGCAAGCCCGAACAAAGAAGCGGTAGTCAATGCTGTTCGGAACCCACCTGGGTCTGCAACAGTGACAGTGAGGCCAGTTGCGCCTGAGACTGCTGTGTTGCTGGCGATACGATAGACCTCACCCTGACCGGGGCCATCATTGAAGATGATGTACCCGTCCTGGTACTGGTTCTTCGTAACGGTGAGTGACGTTCCGCTGGTAACAGTAAGCGCACCAACGGAAGTCGCAGTTGCCGCAACATCCATGTCGTGCGCTGCAACCGCTGCGATACCATCGACGATCTGTCCAGCGGTGGTGATCGCTGCCGAACTGTTCTTGGCATAGTAGAACACTCTGCCGTCCGGCGTGACTCCGCGAGTTCCGAGGGAAAGGTTACCTATAGCAGTAGCGCTTTCCTTCTTCTCGTCGCCGTAATCAAGGTTAACTGTACGTGGAAATGCCATTTTTGTTTTCCTCCAAAAAGATTATTAGATTTGCCTCGCCTAATAATTTACGCAGGGGATGTTGCGTCGGCATAGAGTGTGACAATCCACGATGCCAAGTACTCACCGACGGCGTACTCGCCGACGACGTTGAGTTCTGTGGCTCGCATGGACTCGTCGCGCTCAGGGCTGACGTCCCATTCCTTCGCAGTAACAAGAACCAGACCGCCACCTGTACCGGCAGCAAAGACTGCGCCCTTGGCGTCGTCTGAACTGTCGATGGAGATGTTGCCTGACTCATAGACATTCATACCGAAGATGCGACCAATGGTGTAGTTCCGCAGGGTTTCATCTGCAAGGCTTCCACCACCCACACCTGTCTCGCCCGCTTGGGCCAAGGTCGGTGTGAATACATCTACCAAGTCGAGAAGCACAAATGGGTGATGCACCGCTACATACGGCTTCGGTGCGGGACCACCATTGGCGAGTGATACGCCACTGAGATCTGCCCATGCTGCGGCAAACATACCCAAGGTGGCTGCTGCACCTGCGGAACCCATTGTGTTTGTGCCATCATCAAACTGACCAGCCAAGTCCTGCTCACGCTTGGAAACCATTGCGTCACCAAGGATTCGGCCCGCTGCCCGAATGACGTCCTCTTGGTTGTCTCGGACAAGCTTGTCAGTAACGACGATCTGTGCGCCCACCTCTGATGGGGTGAACTGCACGTTTGTGTCTGCCATCGCCTGGGGATTCACCATGTCGATTCCCTCAGAGAGTGCGTTGGCAGTAACTGTCCCAAAGTAGGGGATGTTTACGGTCGTCCCGCTGTGGAGGTCTTTGTTGATTCTCCACGCTAGGCTGGAGATAACTTCCTTAAACTGCTCCGTATATCGAGCTTCCTCGATAATCGTTGGAATGGTATCTCCAAGAACACTCGTTGTGTTAATAGCCATCTATTTCCTCCAGTTGCCTACAGCCCCCTCGCTTTCCGCGCTGCCATGTAGGCTTCCCGGTTCGCTTGCGGGTCTTTGTTATAGGCATCTCGTATTTCTTCATAAG